TGACATATTCTGTTACCTCCAAAATTAAGCGTAAATAACAGCCTGAAGTGCAGGAGCAGCGCAACAGAGGTTTCCTTCAACGATAATAACCGTGAAGAAAGCATCTTGATCCACTGGGCGAGCCATTTCAGGAGCCAAAGGCTTGAAATCTGCGCCTCGGACTAAATCCATCGACCAATACTTCGTATTAAGAAGTCGGCATGAATTAGTCTCAAGCACTGAAGAACCGTATCCACCGTCGAACACGAAATCGCATCCGTCGTACTGAAGCACACGGAATCCAGCTACAGCTTTCTTGGTAGGAAGCTGAATACGCTGAATAGCGGTGAGAGAGCTGTGGAGGTACTTCCAAGCAACACGATCCATAACTCCAAGGTCAGGCTGTTCATCGCCACGAGTAACTTGCGAAATCGCGTCGGTGATAGTCTCTTGAACGTTAGAAGCAGAGAGGGTTGTATTTACTGCAAGGTTGCGTGCCCAAGCATTTGATACGCGATCAATGGTTCCGTAGGTTCCGCTCGATGGAGATGTAGAAATTGCTTTCTTCAAACCATCAAACTCAAGTCCGCTGCTTCCTGTTCCATCGCCACGAAGGGATGTAGAAACTGTGTTCTTGAGACGAGCTACAGCAGCCTTAATCTTGCTTTCTGCAAGGTCAAGGAGAGCTGCTTCGTCACGGTTAGCACGTCGATCACGTCCAGAGATTGCTACAGGCTCATAGCACTGCTTGATAGCAAATCGGAACGCCGTAAGGTCGTCGATTGCAGCAAGGTTGAACGAATCAAATCCAGCGTAGAATCCACCCTGAGCTGCATCATTGTACATGATGGGCTTACGGAGTTCATATCCACCAGAAAATTTACGAATGAGACCCTGATCGTCAAGAGATGCAAGAACTGGGTTGTGATGAAGAACTTCATCAGCAATAGCATCCGACTGATCGAAAAGGGTCGCTACGATTGCCTCTTCCAAATTAGCCATTTTAATTATCCTCTAAAGTTTAGTGGACAACCTAGTGGCTATGATTTGACTAATCGCCAGTCATGCGCCGCCGCAGGTTATCCCGAATGTCTTTCGTTACTACCCTGGGGGTTCCGCTGCCAGCAGAGCCAGATATTGATCTAGCAGCTTGCTTTGCCCTTTGCGTGGCTTGCATTTGCTGCTGTATGACCGGCTTCGCCTGAAGTTTTTGATTCAGGTTGGCAAATACCGGATTACCATTCACCACATAATTATAGGCAGTTTCTAGGATCTCCTCTTGGGAGCTATATCTGCCTGTTTGGGTTAAAGCTCGTACCACGGGGGCCATCTCACCTTCCAGTTGGGAAGCTGTTTCTGGGTCGCGGAACAAAGGCTTCTGGTTCATGAAAGATTCTACAATCTTTTGATTCATGTACTCAACTGCCTTTTTTTCCTGCTCAGCATGTAGGGACTGCCAACGTTCGTCTGCAATTCGCTCTGCATCAGCACGAGTAAGATAGTCTTGTTCTACGCTATGAGCTTCTGTTTGGTTTTCTCCAATAAGTTCTTCAGGAGAAATGCCGTAGGATTCAAGCCATTCACGGGCTGTGGCATGAGGGCTATTCTTCATTGCTCGATCCCAAACAACGGAGCGTTTAGCTACATCCTGTATTGAGATACCCTCTTTAGCGTAGTCTTCCTCGTATTGTTTAATGGTGTTGTAAACTGTCGAGTTGCGCTCGATTAACTGATTAAGCTCTTGAGCCTTACGGTCATACTGAGTCCGAGTTTCGTGAGCACGTCGATTAAGGTAGCCTTGAAGGACATGGGAATTTTCAGACGTCGGACTAAGAAAAGCCTCTTTCTCAGCCTTGTTCATATCAGCCGGAGGAGCATAAACAATTTGCTCAGACTGTGCCGCTGGTGCAGAAGTTTTAACCTCGGAATCCTCTTCCTTGGTTTCTTCAATTGCTTCTGTCTTACTTACTTCATCATTTTGACTATGAAGTTGTTTACGCAATGAATGACGAATTTGTAAGTCAGTTTCATTCCGATCTGGTGTTACATCTTCAGGAGTTACTTCGGTTACATTATCTTCCATTTCTGTACCTATCTATCATTTTGGCTTTTATGTTTTGGATAAGTTTACGTTCAGATGCACCAGATTCTCGTTCTGTTGTGTATCCTTTGTCGTAAGCATCACCCACTTCTATTGCACCAGCCGCTCGATAAGCAGCTCGTAATTTACTTTTGCTTGTATAAACTTCTTTTGGATTAAGAGGGTTTCTGGTTGGTTCCATTTCGTCTTGAATGAATAGATCGCGAGCATTGGTTTGGGCTCTACGCTGTACTTCTTCAATCGGAACAACTTTGTTTTGTATGTGACAATACTGGTACAATTTGTATTTCATCTTAATCGTCCATAGCTAACATAAGTAGCAAGTATCTTATTCGTTTTTTACGTTCATCCCCTGTAACTTCCCCAAGTTTGGGTTCACTAAACATGCGAGATTTCAAAATGTCTCTTAGTTTTTGTACGTCAGTTTTGGGTGCAAGCGTTATTGGTTTCTGTCGTGCTTGCAGCATTTGAGCTGCAATAGCTTCTTCTAGTTCATCAGAGCGTCGCTTTTTCTTACGATAAACATCCAGAATATCGCTGGTATCTGGTGTAACTGCGCCGCCATATTGTTTTGGATTAAGAAGAACAATTAAGCTCATGCGTGTTTAATGATGTAGTTTACCACTAGGTAAGGTGGGTTTTGAGTGCCAGAGGTCATAGCGGCGTTACCATCGACTCCCCCAGTAACGAGTCCGATACGTCCAGTAATTGTAGACGCGACGTAAGAACCTTGTGAAGTATCTCCTTTTACTGCTGTTGTTGTGGTTGAGCCTCCCCATGCGCTGTACCCTGAAGGTGAGTTAGACACTGCTAAATCTGCTCCGGTTCCCATTCCATGATAATGAGCTGGGACATTATGTGTATGATCTACGCTACCACCTGTACCAGCAAGTGAGTTACCTGTGCCGGATGCGGCTTTACCCATTGGAAAGCGTTGACGTAAATCAGGTACGTTAAATGTTGTGCCACTAACGGAACCGTATGTTGTCCCGATAACACTAAACAACTTTGGATAGTCTGCTCGATTAAGGCTACTACCATCGGCAATAAGCCATCCTGCTGGCGCTGTGTTTGTGTACCACAACATTCCTGCGCCAATAGGTGTATCGCTGCCAAAAACAGGCATTAGCTGATCTCCGTAACTCTCATGCTACCCGTAGGCGTTGCATCCCAAATTGCATCAATGGCACCAGTGTAAAGTGGGATTGGCAGTTCTAAAGTTTGTGCTGGTGATAGCTTATAGCTAAAACTTGTAGTGCTTGCCGTTGCACCTAGCTTTACATAAACCGCTTTATCGCAGTCGTTAAACAGTATTGCCATGCGACGATTAGCATTGCTGGCTAGGATACTTGTAGAAACTGCCGCAGAAACTACAGAGGTTACTGATGATGTTGAATATGTAGCAGCTACTACTGGTGGTAGTGATGCAACGTCAACATCGCCTATGTTGTTATTACCAGCAGGTAATGCTGTTGAGACTGTAACCGCTCCAGTGTTACATGCGGTGACTTTACCGTTAAGCGTAGAAAGAGTGCTTTCTGTTGCGGCACCTGTTGGCAATGAGACAGTGCCAGTAATGTTGGTGATATTCCAAGTGCCAGACTGCGTAACAGGTATTGCTGTTTGGTTGCTAGCAATAGCAACAGGTAAGCTGTTTGCCATCGTATCTTGGCCAACAATATCAGCAATGTCACCGATAGAAGTAATAAGAGAACCGGAAGGGTTAACCTTTACGTTATAGTAAGTACCGCCACCAGTGCTTGAACGTCCAGCAAGAACAGCACGAGTAAGATTAGCTAAACTGTAATCGGTCAGAGTTTCATTAAGTGGATTATAATCGCTAGTAGTACCAGCCGCCCAACAACCTGTATAAATCGAAAGATTTGTTGCACCGGCTGCTGTTTTTTTTACTTCCAACTGCATCGGCAAAGATGGGTTTTCAATGCTTGGATCTAGTTGGCTATTAGGTATGCGAATCGTGTGATAAACAACCCATTTAGCATCGGGACTAAATACCTCGTATATAAACGACCCAGAACCTAACCAGGCAAATCTGATTCTATAGAGATTTGAAAACTCAAGATTGATTGCTTCTGGGATTCCGTCTCGTGTAAAAATGGAACTGCTAGAACCATCAAGTGGGTCACCATTCCAACTAGCGCGATTAATTCTGGTATTAACACCACCATTACGAAGCGTTAAGCCAAAAAGCGTTCCTTCATAACCAATGAACGTGCCATTGTCGGTATCATACAATCCAAGGCGTTGATAACTGTTTGCAATGCCAGTCGTAAAAGCAGCAGAGAACATTGTGTATTCTTCGTGCGCTGGCCTGTAGTTGCATTTTAAAACACTTAATCCTGTAACCTGACCATTAGTGTTAGTACCACTTTGGTAGCGCGCATGGCCTCCTGTAATTGTGGCCGAACCACCTGCGAGTGCAGTGTTCGTAATTACATTAGAATCAAACGCACTAAAAAAACTAATCTCTACTTCGTTGTTACGTCTGCCTGTAACTCCCACGCCAAGAATGTCTGAGTTGGCTGTAATGTTGAAATACAAGCCACCAACTACTGCATTGTTAATGCTTTGCAATGTTGTTTCAGTAGCAAAGTCTGGAACGGTCAAGTCTTCGGCACCGGCCCCACCATAATCAACGGCCATAACTTGTACCTGTTTGCCGCTCTTATCGAGCGTACGCACAGGTATGTCAGGGTTAGTACTAGTAGGAGTGTTGGAGACTGTTACGTTATCAGTCATTTGTTAGCTCTCGCTTTCTTCCATTTCATCTTCTACTTCTTCCATCTCAATGGATGGATTGCCAGCTTCATCAGTCATTACTCGTCCTCTACGCTTACCACGTTTTGGAATAATGTTGTTAATGACTATTGGAGATTGTTTTGTTGGCTCTGCGGTAGTTCGACCTAGAGCTTCCATGCTCATGCGGATACGCTCAAGTTGGCTATCAGCTTGCAATCTGCGTTCTTCCATGAGCTTCTCAGACTCAGAAAGTTTGATTCGCATCTGCTCAAGTTCAAGCTTTTGCAACTCAAGAATCTGCGCCATGCGGTTTGTTTCTTGAGTGATAGCTTGCTTGTTAGCATCAGATTGACTAGTCGATTGAACTTTAAGCATTTCAACTTGAACACCAGATTGCTTAATCTGTACTTCTTGTTGAGCAATCGAAAGTTCTTGCTGTTGAATGTATTGGCCAAACTGTTGGTCTTGAACTTTAAGTTGAGCGTCAAGTTGATTGCGTTGCATCTGTAGTTGCTGGTCTTGATAACTAAGTTGGTTCTTAGTTGACTTGTCCTGCATTTCCATCTGTGCTGCTTGTAGTCTAGCTTGCGACTCAATCTGAGCTATTTGCAGCCGACCTTGAACTTCCTGCATTACAGGGTCTGGCGGTGGCGGTTGTTTAGCTGCCTCTTCTTTCGCTTTAGAAATCTCACCAATTTGCGTAAGAGCTTTCGTAAACAGGCCATCGATCTCTTTGCCTCCCTTGTAACGTTTGATCATGTTTTGGAACAACGAGATAGAGAAGTCGATCAACGGTGGATATTGGTCTATCAAACCACGCATTTGGTCGAAGAAAGCACCTGCTGTTTGAATCAGCATAGTTGCTTCTTGTTGTTGCTGTTGTTGGTCGATAGCCATCATAGAATCGGTAGCGATTTGGATTCGATAGCTTCTCTTCTTATCGTCTCGCAATATCTCTAAGATTTGTCCTTTAACCCTATCGATTTCTTCCAACGGATCATATGGCGGTGGCATTGGTGGAGCCATCTCCGGCATTGGAGGCATCATACCTGTCTCATCACCTGGCATAGGTGGTTGCATAGGTTCTGGTGCGGGAGGAGGTGGAGGAGGCGGTGGCAGAGTAGGCTCAATAAGAGCGTCTGCATCTGCAACATCAAAGATAGTCTCTGGCTCAAATACCTCAGCGATAATGGTTGCAAGGTTACTGATAGAATCAGAAACAAACTTAGCAAACATGTTTTGTCGCACGATGAGTCCCATCGACGACCATTGATTCTCAAGTCTGTTAGCTGTTGCAGACTTGTACTGCTCTGAAGTACCACGAAGCAAGTCGCTTACTTTCAGTGTTTCATAAAGCTGCTGTAAAGCGTTCTGTCTAGCGCCTTGAAGGATGTTTAAAGCGTTTATGTATGGCTCTATGTTCATGGACTCAATGCCATTTGCAAGACCACCACGTTGCTTATAAGACGGCCAGTTAGTAACTGGGATGAGCTTTAGATCACCAGTCATAAGCATTTCAACTTGATTCCCCAAAGTCGCGTCGTAGAGGCTATTCGTGCGAATGGCCTGAGTAACAGCGTGGATGCGGGTTGTAAGCCGCTCGACTTCGAGGATCTGGTCTTTTACATGGCTGTAATCCGAGACAGGAATAACGCTATCGGGATCAGCAGACTGACGAATAACAGAACAAGGAAAAAACTTTTCAAATCGAATCGGAGGTTCTGAGGTTTCAATAAGGGTCTTATCTCCACCTTTTTGAAGCCAATAAACCTTTCGTGAAGGCCGGTCCCATATCTCATATAGTTCAGCCTTTCCTTCGTAACGGTCATCTTGTCGGGCAATATCTTTCTTTATAACTTCTGGATAACTGTCGTAGCTAAGTTGATCAGCAATCTCTGAACCAAACATGCTTTCTGCTTGGCTTCGATCCATAAAGGCTTTACGAGCTTGCCAATCGATCTCTGCTTCACTACGAGCATCGTTGCAGTAGTAGTCGTTGTATTGCACAACTTCGAGGATAGCTCTTTCGCTAGTTTTCTTCTGAATCTCCATCCCACCGATAAGGATGCCACCTTCACGTTCTTCTAGTTCTTTTTCGTCGCCCTCGTAGTCGTTGCCGTTACCGTCAATCAACTTACCTTCTGGGTCACGAATAACTGCGTACTCTTCATAAACAGTTTCAAACTCAGCAACATAACGAGCCCACAAAACTGCTTGGCCAGTCAGCAAAAATTGTAAGGATGCCTGATAACCGATTTTGTCGAAGTCAAAGTGAACATCCATTGCGTATTGGGCGTTACGCTCAAGGACAACAGAACCAAGCTCATACGGCAGACTTCCTGAACGTTTGCGTAGGTTTACTTCTGCTTTGGGAGTTGAAGAATAGTAAGCAGGAAGAAGAGTATTAGTACAATACCACCAAACATTAAGTCGTCTTTCTGCGTCATTAAGAACACCCACCTGCTTTTGAGCGTTGTATACACGAATGCTTTCTTCAGCAGCTTCTATAAACTTTTTGCGACGTTCTTCCGCACGAGTAATCTCATTTTTCCACCAACGACCACTATACTTTTCAACAGTAGGTTTAGGTTGAACTTTCATATTTTTGCTCGTTGGTTGTTTTGTCTCATCTGTGAAATGTATGCTTGCAACTTAATCAACCCTTTATTGAAAACCTCAACGGGTTGTTCCCACTTCGCGTCAAGTAGTCTAGCTTTACACATATAACGTAAAGCATCGACGGCATGATCGTTTCCGTTTGTATCTAAATCTTCTGGGTTGCGCTTGTCTATCGTCATGGATGGTAAAGTCTCTAGCAAGTATTGGCAATTAGCAAAGATATAGAGTAACGGCGGTTTACCCACCAACCTTTGTCTAATTTGTGACCAGCCTGAAATACGGTTGTTATCTGCTGGCCTAAAACTTGGATGTTTGTACTTAGCAAAAACGACATTAAACTGGTCGTTAATGCTTGGTCCACCTTCATGGCTAAAGATACTAGGGTCAGCTACAGCTATTGGATTTTCTCCGATGGAAGCTGCTGCAATTCTATTCGCTTGCTCAACATTATCAACTCCCTTGGAGTGCATCTCTCGATATATGACAATGCTTCCTTTTGGATATGGCACTTCATTACCTTTATCATCCCGTCCAGAACTAACAGCACCCCATACAGCGGCGAAAGGAGAACGATAACCCCAATCATAACCAAGGTAGCGAGGCCAGTGTTTAGGTAGATTAAAAGGAGCGATAATGTGTTTCCCACTGAACTCAGGAAAATAACTACCTTCGTGAATTTCGAAATCTCCTTCAAGCCAAGCTCTGACAAGTTCTGGACTACCGACCATGTGCAATCGGTTGATGTACTCAGGATCTCTAGCAAGCAAGATTTGGTTGTCATGCACTCTCGACGGTATATAAATGTAATCAAAACTACTGCCATTAGGCAGCTTCTTCTCTAGTACCTGCATCCCTTTAGGAGCTGGTTTGATAAATAACTCTTTCAGCCATCCATGACCGACACCACCAGGGTTGAACGTAAGGATGACCTGACCGCCTCCCTTGCCTCGTAGAGCGCCGAACAGCTTCCAGATAGGGGAAGGGTCAGAGTAGTTACCAGCTTCTTCTATAGCGCAATCTGACAGGTTCTGGCCTTGATACTTCTCAGCATCATTATCATTGCCTAAAGGTCTAAAACGTAGGCGACCACCCGAGAGGAAGGTGAATTGTTTCTTCTGGTCCTGCCAATGGGCTTTAAGGGGTAAATATATTTGCTTAGCCCTTTCAATAAGGTCATCAGCTTGAGGCAATTCTTTACGAAAGAAGATAGCATTAAAGTCAGCCCCTAACTGTTCTTGCTTAACAGCAAACTTACCCAAGACCCCGTCAGTCTTACCACCACCACGAGCACCGCCATAACCGACCAAAGTTATAGGGCAGTTTACCAACGCTTCCTGAGGGCCTTTTTGCGGCTGCCATACAACATTATAGTCAATGTTTTCCATCAGTTATGCCACTATTTTCCACTTTTTGCCAGTAACTATATTGTGGATATTTTTGTAGTTTACGCCATATTTTGTCCCTAAACTGCGAATAGTATGTCCACCTTCGGCGTACAATTTTCTAATTTCCAAAACTTGCTCTGGTTTTAATTTTGCATCTTTATTTTTAGAGCCAAAAGGAGTGCGGCCTTTTAATGCCATATCACGCATATTGTCTTGATGTGTGCCAAGAAACAAATGTTCAGGATTGACGCATTGAGGAGTATCGCATTTATGAAGAACGTGCTTGTCGCCAATAGGCCCTTTACAGAACTCATACATAAGACGATGCACTTTATACTGTTTGCGATTGTCTCGATTGCCCTTTTCTCGTATGCCAAATGTACCGTATCCGTTTTTACGACCTAAGCTTCCTATCCAATAATGACAATCACTAAATGGAATTTGAATAATATAACGATAAAGGCGATTGAGAATGTGCTGTTTTGTGTACCCCATTATCATGTGGCCCACCATAGCAATACCACGCGACTTAGGCAATCATTTACCGCTAACCATCACAGCGTTAGTGCCGTAAATCCGCTCTACATCACACCGAGGATTCTGACACACAAAATAAGGTCCAACAGCACCAGCAAACAAACTAACATACGGAACCTCCTCACATGCAACTTTTACAGTCGTTACATGCTCACACTTAGGGCACCGATAAACCTCACTCTCCCTCACCTTCTTTTCCATCCTGCGCTAAATACCTCTGTATAAACTCTTCCTTCGTTAATGGTTTAGAACTAACAACATTCCTAATCTCACCGCTAATCTCTAAAGTCTGATGCTCACTCCAACCAAGCTTAGTTTTAAGCAAATGAAGCAAGATAGCCGTATTGCCATCCATAGCCTCAGATAAAGCCTTAGCAGCTAGCCCACGCTGCATATCAGCCTGACCCTCTAAGAACTCATCTAAGTAATACTTCTCTAAGATGTAAGAAGTAACCCTAGCCGCTAACGCAGTGCTCTGCTTGCCTAGCCCAAGCTTAGCCATATCCCGTATCTGCAATCCTAACTGCTCATCCTTTACATGATGCTTAGTATGCGGAATCTCCCTCAGTATCGGAGGCAATACTTCTATAACGGCGTTTGGAGAAGGTTCAGGATTTTCTAATACTATAGGCTCTTGAGATTCGAGAAGCTGTTTTAAATCTGTGTCGCTCATAAAAACTAAGGGGTGCGATTTTTATGTGGGTGGTTGGATATAGATGTAACCGGTACCCGGCGAGTTTTGAAATTGGTTTGGATTCTGAAAACTCTAATAGGGGATTTGTATATAACCATTTGATATTACTATAGGATTGTAGTTAGGTTATTAGTATTCTAATTCTAGT